ACAATGGGTATCAAAAGAAGATACTGGTACAGAAAGTATGGCAGATAGTCAAAAGGGTTTAGCATCTGATAGTTTTAAACGTGCTTGTTTTAATTTAGGTATTGGTATAGAATTATATGATTATCCTATTATACAGATTAAACTAAACCCAAATGAATTTAAAATAGAAAACCAAAAGGTTAAACAAACTTGGGATTTAAAATTAAAAGAATGGAGATGGGTAAGTGAGTTTAATGGTAATAAGTTAGTTGGTTTAGCTTGTAAAGACCAAAACGATAAAGTTAGATTTGTATATGGTAAGTTTGAAAAAAAATAATAATATAACTAAATTTGAAAATTAATAACTAAATAAATAAATTATGAGTGATTTTAAAGTAACTGGTAAAGTAGAAAAAATAATGCCAGTAGTAAAAGGAACAAGCAAGACTGGTTCGGAATGGCAAAAGTTAGAGTTTGTTGTAAAAACAGATGATGAATACAATAACATTTATTGTTTTGAAATATTTGGAGAAGAAAAAGTTGAGGCATTTAAAAAGTTTACAAAAACAAATGATATGGTTGATGTAAAGTTTAATGTAAAATGTAACGAATGGAAAGATAAATACTATTCATCATTGGCAGCTTGGTCAGTTTTTAAAGCAGAAACATCAGCAGCTTTTGAACCAGTTACAGAAACAGAAACTGTAAGCGATGATTTACCATTTTAATTAACCAATAAAGGGTGTAGGTTTTTAACTTGCACCTTTTTTTTATACATTTAACAAATGACAGAAGAAGAACAATTAGTAGTACAGTATTTTGAATACATAGATGACCACGCAAACGTAAACCCGAATGATGAAATTACATATCCACCAGTAGCATTAAGTTGTGGTTCATTTGACTTAACAACCAATGAGGGAAAAGAAACATATCCAATTCCAATCGGGACATTCGGCAACATCTCTTTTATCCAGGCACCACCTAAAACAATGAAAACATATTTTTTGAGTTTATTGGCATCTGTATTTTTAAGCAACAAAACAAAAGACAAAGGAAATATAAGAGGGCATAGGAATGATAAAAAAGTTTTACACATAGATACAGAGCAAGGAAGATTTCACGCACAGAGGGTATTTAAAAGAGTTGCTTTGATGTCTAAAGACAAAGGCAACTATCATACTTATGCATTAAGACAATACACACCTAAAGATAGATTATCTTGGATTGGTTGGAAACTTAAACAAGAAACAGATTTTGGTTTAATTTTGGTTGATGGCGTGGCTGACTTGGTGAATGACGTCAACAATATAGAGGAATGTAATTATGTTGTACAGAAACTAATGGAATGGTCAGAGGTTCATAACGTGCATATAATTACTATTATACATTCTAATTATGGTTCAGAAAAACCTACTGGATGGCTTGGTTCAGCACTTGAGAAAAAAGCAGAAACACAAATGATACTTGAAGCATCTGGTGATGGTACTATTGTAAGGTGCAGAAGAAGTAGAGGGTACCCATTTAAACCATTTACATTTTCAGTTAAAAATGATACACCATTTATTGTGGGTGATTACAAAAACAATTTAGAATTTTAATTACCAAATATGGTGCAAAAAACAATGATTATAGTTGCTGCAAAGCATAAAGAGTGGGTAGAAATAGTTTTATCTTTTGGTTGTAAACAAGAAACTGCTGAAGATATTGTACAAGAAATGTATTATAAGATACAACTGAAACTTGAAAAAGGTTTGGATATAATGTACAACGAAGAAGAAATAAACTACTACTATATTTTTAAGACTTTAAGAACATTGTTTTATGATTTAAAAAGAAAAGGTAAAAATATTACTATGGTTTCTATGGATGACATACACTTAACCACATCAGATGTAAATTACCAAGAACCATATGATAAAATACAAGAAGAACTATCAAGAATGTTTTGGTATGATAGAAAAGTATTTGAGATAATAAATGAGGGTGAAAGCATTGCAGAATTTTCACGCAAAAGTTTAATACATTACTATTCACTTTACAACACATATAACAAAGTTAAGAATAAATTAAAAAAATTATTATGAGCAGCTTAATTAGAAACAGTAAACAAGTAAGACAAACAATAGATTTTACTGGTGTACAAAGTGGTAAAATACACCCAACAGATATTGATGCTGTATTAGAATTTGATAATGAGGTTTTAATATTAATGGAAGTAAAGCGAAAAGGTAATATAATACCAACTGGTCAAAAATTAGTTTTAGAAAGAATAGCTAATTCTTGGCACACAAATAAATGTGTTGTTTTTTATGTAACACACGATTTTAAAAATGATGATAAAGATATACCATTAGATAAATGCAATGTAGATAGTGTTTATTTAGACAAGAATTGGAAATCAGCAAAGAAAGTGATGAACCTTATTGATACCTTAAAATATTTTAAAGAAAAGTGGAATATTAAAAAATTAGAATTATGAATGTATCTAAAAATAGATTTGATTATTGTAAAAAATTAGGTAATTCATTTGAAGAAGAATTTAAAAACAGAGTTGTTAAGTCTAAATTAAAATATAAAAAATCAACTAAAAAAGATGACTGGTATAAACACATAGATTGTTATGTAAATGGTTTTGGTGTTGATGTAAAAGGCAACAGAAGATTAAAAACAATTTGGTTAGAACACACAAATGTAAATGGTTTCAAGGGTTGGTTAAGAGGAGATGCAATGTATATAGCAATGCACATAACAGAATTAGATAAATTTAGTATATACAAAAGAAAAGATTTGTTAGATTATATTGTAAGTAAAACTGATGGATATACTACAGATAAAAAACATTATTTTAAATTTTACACAAGAGAAAAATGGGGTAAAAAAGATAAAATAGTAAAAGTAAAATATGAAGATATAAACCATTTAGAATTAAAACTATTATGAAAATAGGAAACATTATTTATTACATCACAAAGTATACTGGTATAAAATACCTAGTAGATAAATACCACAAATTAAGAGGTACTAAATGTGATTGTAACAACAGAAGAAAAAAGTTAAACGAAATAAAAATTGAAAGATGGTAAAATTTACTAAAGAAGATTTTAAGGATTGGAGTGACTTTAGGTCAGAACCAAAGAACACTTTACAAGGTAATGAGTTTGAACTAATATGCCAGTTACACGCAAAGTACTATAATCATAAATACCATAAACCTTGCACTTGCAATCCAAAAAAAATAAAGTTGTGGATAAAGCAACTAAACGTAATTTGGAATAATGGGCATTAAAAAAATTAATGAGTGGGAAAAGGCAGTTGTGTTTCTTTTAAATCTTGATGGTTGGGAGTTGGAACATTGCGGTGATGGTTATTCAAGATATGATGCTAAAGGAAAAACACCAAAGGGTATTGATTGCGTTATAGAGATGAAATTTAGAAACAAGTACTATGAAGATAAGATGTTAGAAAAAGACAAGTACGATGCTCTAATGGCTTTAGATGTTGTAAAGATATTCTTTGTGAATGACCCTAAAGGAAACTTTATGTATTACCTCAACACTTTAGAGATGCCAACACCAGTTAAAAAGTACTGCCCAGATACAACAATGTGGACAAAGAAAAGGCTTTTAAAAGATGTGTACTTACTCAAAGAAAATCAAGCGGTTAGAATAAATATAAATATAGAACCAAATTAGTTGTTAAATGTTTTGTTTATAAAATAGATTAATGTATATTGCGTTATATTAATTTTAAAACAAACAGAATGGAACAAAACAATTATGTTGAAATAACCAACAGAAAACAAGAAATAGTACTACAAAGAATTGCATTAAATAAAAGCAATGAAACTTGTGATGAAAGTATAAAGCAAAAAAAGTTAAAACGTAATGATGCTAAAAATGATTATGAGTTTAAGAAAGAAAATGATGGTATTAAAAAATTAAAAGAAATAATATTTAATAATAATGAAACTTTAAAGAAAATTAAGGCAGAAGAAAAAGCATTAAACTTATTAAAATCATCAAGAGATAAAGACTATCATATATTTAAAAATTATGCATTAGGTAAACAAGAAAGTAAACTACTTAATAAAATAAAAGATTTAAAAGAAGAGTGTTTAATTGATGCAAAAAATTTTAAGATAAATAAAACTGTAAGATTAATTGCTGCAGAATATTCATACAAATTAGATTTAATTATAAAATCACATAATGTATGATAGTAAACGATGCAGCTTGGGAAAAGTTAAAAAAGCAAATAGAATATCATACTGAACAAGATAGTGAGATAACTGATGTGCTTATAAACTACCAAGTAAAACCAGGTAAAAAGAATTATTTAAAACTAAACATAACAATAGACAAATGGGACAAGATAACAGAATAGAAAAATTAGAGGCACAAATAGAAATATTAAAAGCACAATTAAAGGCTACAAAATCACGCACTTACATAGGTGAAACACAAGGTTTATATTGTGATGATGGTGAACTGCATATTGATTACGATAATAACAAAAGACTTGTAATGGATGTAAACCAACTTTTTATGGATTTACCTTTTATTATTAGTGAAGTGTGTAAGGAACAAAAGAAGATGCAAGAAATGCACCTTGAAATGATTAAAGAAGCATTATGATTTTATTAGTAGATGCAGATAGTTTAATTTTTGCAAGTTGCTATCGTAAAAGAGAAACACCAGATGATGAAAAGTATTACACAGATATAGCTGATGCAAGAAATAAGTTTGACCAGCAGTATATGAAGATTGTAAATGACTTGGAAGATAAATACACCATAGATAAAGTGTTATGCTTTAGTGGTTCAAAGGGCAACTTTAGAAAGCTAATTACACCAAAGTACAAAGCCAACAGAAAGAAACAGGAACTGCCACCGCTTTTAAATGAGATGCACCAATTTGTAAAAGAACAATACGATAGTATATGGGGTTACGGTGTAGAAACAGATGATATGGTTGCTAGGTACTGGAAGCAAATTAGTGATGATATTGGTAGAGATGAGGTAATGATAGTATCAATAGACAAAGACTATAAACAATTTCCTTGCTTGATGTACAACTACCACTACAAGCATAAAGAGATATTAGACATAACAGAAGAAGAAGCTATGTTTAATTTTTATGAGCAATTTATAATCGGAGATAGTGCAGACAATGTGCAATACTTTCGGGGTAAGGGAAAAGTGTTTGCTGGTAAGTATTTTAAAGATTGTGAAACAAAATACCAATACACAAGAAAGCTATTCGAATTATTTAAACAAGAATACAAAGGTAAAGCAAGACAAAAATACACCGAGTGCTATCACCTATTAAAATTAAGAACACAATGAAAGACAAAATAGTTGAAGATTTAAAAAGAGAATTTGATATAAGAAGTTGTGTAGGAATAGACAAATACAAAACAACACTACAAGACAATAACAAAGATGATTTTTTGCAGCACCTAAAAGAAGAACTTATGGATGCAGCATTATACATACAAAAACTACAAAGTAAATGAATTACAACACAGTACCAACAATATTAGAAACACCAGAACAAGTAAGTGAATTACTTATTACTTTAACTGGCATAGATATATACAAACAAACAAGACAAACCGAATATGTTGAGCATCGTGCATTGCTTTGTCATATATTAAGAAACAAACTTGATATGAGGTGGGTAAGTATATCAGACTTTATAAAATCAAAAGGTAAATCATTTGACCACGCAACGGCAATACACGCAAACAAAATGTACCCATTGTACAAAAAAGATAGATTTGATTACTACGATAAATTAGAAAGTAACTTTATAGTTAAATCACAAATAGAGTATAGCCAGATTTCAAAGTTAGAAGTAATACAAAAAAAATATGCAACATTAGAAAAAGATTATTTCAAGGCAATAGAAAAGTTAAGCAAATTTGATGGTGGTTACACACCAAATGAAAAACAATACAGAGGTTTAGAAGAAGAACAAAAAATTATGTATGATGAACGTGCAGCTTTAGTATTAAAGTCTTTTGAATGGAAGCAAAACAATAGTGAGTACGAAATAATAAACTGTGCAACGTGATAGAGTTTATAAAAACAATATTGTGTTTAGCATTAAGTTTTGGGTTTCATTGTATAGTATGGGAAGATTACTATGTAAAATCTAAATTCTGGAAAGTATATTGGGCAATAGTTATATTATGTTTATTTCCTTTAATTATGATAATATGATAAAAAAAGAATGGCTATTTATGCAAACACCAAAAGAGAAAGCATACAACCTATATAAGAAGTTTTACAATGTAGATGGTCAAGACTTTCACAATACAATGAGTAGTAAGATAGCAAAACAATGTGCTAAACTACATATAAGCCTTATACTTGAAAACGAAATACTAAAACCATCTAACAACATAGAATACTATCAAGAAGTACTAAAAGAAATAGAAAAATTATGAACAGAAAGAAACTAATACAAAAGCTACAACAACTATTTGACAAATTACCAAAGGGTAAAGAAAGAAAAGCTATAAGAGAAAGACTATTAAAATTAAAGATGGGAAAATGAATAATGTAAAGATTGGTGAAATAGTATATTGTAATTTAACAATAGAGCATAAAGGAAATAAACACATACTAAAAGAAGTAGTGTATAAAAATAATGGTGAACTATTTTACAAAAGAAATCATTTAGAAAAACTAAAGATAAAAGAAGCAGTAAAAGTAATAGATGTTGATGTTATATCAAGATTAGGTTTTGAAAACAAGTCAAAAGAATTTACTGAAGTAAAAGCAAATAACGAAAAACGTAATAAAATAACTGGTGCATATGAATAATTTAGAATTAAATAAAATCTATTGTGAAAGTAATTTAGATACTATGGCAAAAATGCCAGATAATTTTATTGATTATGTTTTAACATCACCTCCATATAATGTTGGTCATAATAAAATGTTTGGTAAAGAAACTGCAAAGTACAATGATTATACAGATGATTTAGATGATTACTTTAATAATCAAAAAAACTTAATAAACGAATTATTAAGAATTACTAAAAAACATATATTTTATAACATACAAATGTTAGGAAATAATAAAGTAGATTTTTTACATTTATTAGGTCATTTTAAAGATAAAATAAAAGATATAATTATTTGGCAAAAGAATATGATACCACATATTGAAGCTGGTGTTTTATCGTCTTCATTTGAATTTATTATTATATTTAGCAATGATAGACCCGAAAAAAAGAAATTTTATGATGGAAATTTTAGAGGTAATTTTGGTAATGTAATTAAAACTTTAAATTCACACTCTAATCCATTTGCAAAAAAACACAAGGCTATAATGCCTTTAGATATTCCAAGAATGATTATGCAAAAATTTGGTAAATCTAATGATATTTGGTATGACCCATATATGGGTACTGGTACTACTGCATTATCAGCTTTAATGGAAGATAGACAATATGTGGGTAGTGAAGTTAGTAAAGAATATCACAAATTATCAAAAGATAGATTAAAACCATATTTAGACCAACTAACAATGTTCTAAAAACAAAGATTAAATACGTTATATAATTGAATAAACAAATTTATTTCAAATGGATAAAAGAAAAAATAACGGTGGTGCAAGAGATGGTGCTGGTAGACCAAAGAAAGCAGACGAACTAAAACTAATAGAAAAGTTAGATAACCTTATTGATAATGATGAGGTAATTAAAACACTTGGCAAACAGATACTAAAAGGTGATAGTCGTGCTATGTCATTGTATTTCGGTTACAGATATGGTAAACCTAAAGAGAGTGTAGACATAACATCAACAGATGGGTTTAATATTAACTTTAAAGATATTATAAAATTTAAGTGATAGAAGTAGACCCAAAGTATAAACCAATCCAAACATCAGATGCAAGATACTATATTGTAACTGGTGGTAGGGGTTCGGGTAAATCGTATTCTATAAACTTGTTATTGTTGTTGCTCACTTTTGAAGCTGGGCATACAATCTTGTTTACAAGGTTTACATTATCATCTGCATACATTTCTATAATACCAGAGTTTATAGACAAGATAGAAACACTTAATTTACAAGATGCTTTCTATATAACAAAAGATGAAATACGAAATAAGCTATCAGGAAGCAAGATAATCTTTAAAGGTATCAAGACATCAAGCGGTGACCAAACAGCTAACCTAAAGTCTTTAACTAATGTTAGCACTTGGGTAATGGATGAGGCAGAAGAACTGCAAGATGAAAACATATTTGATAAAATAGATTTAAGTGTAAGAAACCTAAAACAAAAGAATAGGGTAATACTTATTTTAAATCCAGTAACTAAAGAGCATTGGATATACAATAGGTTCTTTGAAGATAAAGGTGTACAAGCTGGAACAAACTCAACCAAAGGAAATACAACCTACATACACACAACTTATTTAGA